TTGAATCAGTCCTCTTGTAACTGCATCAGCAATCACAATGTTTTTAATTGGTCGAAGAACCTTGTCATCCAATAACTTTTGGTATCTGCGGAAGGTGCGTCCAGCTTGTTGCATCTCAAGGCGAGCAGTCGGGCCACTCATAGCAGAAGGGTCAACGGCGAAGCTGTAAGGGATGCCTAGGCCAAGGCAAATGTTCCTCAATAGTATTTTATGAAACTCTGCAAATGCACCACTTGGTCGACTTGGGCCATCTGGGAAAACAATGTCCTCACCCGGTTCTAGGTAAGAGATTTTCCCAGACTCAATCGCCTCCAAATGAACCGTGTTTCCGTTGATGTCTTGGTCGGTTGAGAGGGAGGACAAATCGGAGGCATTGTTGTTATTTCTGCGGACTACTGCGGATTGAGATGAGGCCACCTTTGCGGCCATCTTCTCGAAATTAATTATATCGTAGATGTCTGTGCAATCGTTCATAGCGGCGTGGAAAGCAGATATGCCTCGGTATTGATCGATGCGTAGCGGGTCAAATAAGTGAAAGGCTTGGCTTGCTGGAATCGTGGTTTGGTAAGAATAGAAATCCCCAAAGCTTCTGTTGTATATGTCGTAAGCAGTGGGCGACCCCGTTGCTTGGTCAATATGGATTCCACCAATCAACTCTTGGCTTGTATAAACTTTGAATGGGTCGCCGAGTCTATCGCCCTCGATTCCTTGTATTTTTAGGTTGCCGTCAGAATCCCGAACTAGGACAAACAAAAAATCGCCATCTCGCAACATCGACATTATCGCCACCTGCATAAGTGTCGAACCAGTATGCCTTGTGGTGATGTCGCACTTGTCCCACCATTCTGCCCAATATGCCTCAACCTCTATATTGACTTCTGGGTTTGCGGTTCGTGCTTGGTAGGAAATGTTGGCGGCGGTATGCCCTGCAAACTTTAGCAGGAGAGATCGAACAAGCCCAAAATTGTCTGCCAAATCTCTAGCCCTTCGCATCAACTGAACACGATCATAGTTGGAGCGAAAATCCTCTGCACCAGTAAGAGCAGACGGCCCCTGCCGTTCTCTCGTGTATCTCACCGCATCATATTGAAAATTAGTTATTTTCTGACGAGCAACAAGCCTATCAACTGCCCCTTGGGGATTAATGAAGGCTATGGCCTTATCGATGAGATTAAGGGAGGCTTTTTTCACAAACTATGAAAATCTTGGGTTAGTTGAATTGGGGTAGCTATAACCGCTGAAATTTCCGTAGGTGGTGCGTATCCTAGTGCCATTGATAACTTGGATGGCTAGGGTTAGTTCCGCAATCGTATCTCTCACCTCACCGAGATTCGCTCTTGAAAACGAACGACCAGCTATCGAATAGCTTGAACCCGCCACCGCTATCGCTTCTAAACAAGTAACATACTTATCACGAAGAGAAGTTAGGGTAGCAAGGGGTAGCCCAATGAAATCACCCTTCGCCATTATCAAACTCGCTTTCTGTCAAACTTGCTGGGGAAACTTTCAATCGCCCATACAAGGCCGCACCCACGATGTTCATACATTCACAGTCCATCAAATGATTATGCTTACCAACTTGTTTCCACACAAGCCTTTCCCTTCCAGTCATAGGATTTTTAACTCTCACCTTCACCTCTGCCTCAATATGCACTCGCCAAACATCGGGGGTATCCAAAGCTATGTAACCGGGTTCTTTGATTAGATTGGAAAGGATGTCTTTGATAGATGGATTTGACCACCTCCAGACTGGGCAAAACTTCCATTTCCACCCTGCCTTCGATTGAATTGCCTTACCGCTAAATGGGTCTCCATTTGCGATTCTAGCAAAAGGGCGTTGTAGTTTTTGCTCCCCTACAATTTCAGAGAAGCTAGTGCGATCTGAACCAACCAACGCTATCCAACCATTAACGCAACAGTTGTAATATACTGATCTGGTCTGGTCACCGCTGTCACAGAAAACGCACTTTGACTCCACCCCAAACTCTTCGGCCTTGGCTTGGATGTCCCCCCAAGTCTCTAGCCTTCCAGCCCACACAAGCCTTGATCGACCCTCCAAATCCCAAGCCCTAACAACGCACCAAGCGTGAAAGCCCCCCGCCTCTTGAATATCGCAAGCCATAATCAGTTTCTCATTAACTCTGACTTCGCCCATCTTGTAATCGCCAGCCACAATTTCCATCTTCTCGCTTTCGTGTTCCATCCAAGGCTCTGCTAGAACTCGGTTCACAAAGTCTTGTAGCCCTATGATTCCATTGTGCTTATCTTGCAGAAACTTCACCGCCAAACTTCCGAAGGACACCCAAGGGGCATATAGACCGTTGAGATGATAGGAGCGTCTAGCTGGTTCGCCCTTTAGATTCGTTGCTCTCCACTCACCCTCTCGAAGCATCTTGGTTTTCTGTCCATCTGTAATCTTTTCCTTGCACTCCTCGCACTCGTAGTAGGTCGAGGATTTAACTAGCTTAAAATCATAAACCCCATCCTCAATCTTTGCCGACTCATCCCACTTTACTTGCCCCCAGACTAGCTTCTGCTTATGTCCACAATGAGGACAAGGGACGAAGTAGAATCGCATATCCCCTTTCTGCCATTCAGACCAAATGATTGAGTCGGCAGTTGTCGGGGTACTGGTTGCTATGATTAAATGATTGGGGTATGTGCTAACTCTAGCCTCTGCTAATTGAACTGGGTTTGCTTCTCGCCCCGACCCTGCTTGCTCTGGGAACTTGTCCACCTCATCCATACACAATAAAGCAATCGAGCGACTTGAAAGAGCCGATGGGCTAGTGCCAGCCCACCAGACCGAGCATCGTTTGAAATGCTGTTCGAGTATCTTTATTTTATCGGTATTGTCGGGCTTTTCCTTGGCTAGTGCTGGGCAATCGTCAATCATTGGCAACCACCTAGTTTCTGTGAATGATCTTGCTAAATGCTCGCTTGGCATAACCCACAATGCTGGGCAAGGTCGCTCTGCTATTCGATACGCTAGGCCAGCTAGAATCGTTGTGGTCTTACTTGTCTGTGCCCCCCATACCAACACCACTCTACGAATCGAATCATCGCCAAAAGCTTCTAGGGGTTCACGGACATAGGGCGTGAGCGTTGTCGAATAAGCACCGGGTATGTTGGTTACTCTTGCGGAAAGCGTTAAGTTTTTCTCTGCCCATTCTGGGATTGAGAGTTGTTCCCTTGGCTCAAACAAAAGACGAGCAAAGTTCTTTGCTTCATCAATCTGGTTCATCTCTTGACCATATATCCACGCTCATAAGCCCAAGCTGGGTTATGATGGATTTCGTGATGGCACTCGAAGCACACTGCCAAGAAAAATTCCACCTCGTTGAGCCTATCCCCAAACCTTCCTCGCCTATGATGAACTTGACTCGCCATCTTGCAACGGCACACTTGGCATACTGGGTTATTGGTTAGAAACTTCTCTCGAACATCTTTATAAACTTCGTTCTGACCTTTTCTCTTTGCAGATACTCGGCGTAGTTTGCCACCTCGCTTGAGTGGAGTTTTGCGTTTAAGTGGATAGCGTTTCATCGGTCAAAGAATGGAAGCACTATGCCAAGGATTGCGATTGCTACTAGCAAAACAATGAAGCATTCGTTCATTTGAATGCTCCCTCTGCTTTCTGAATGGTCACAAAGATTTGATCGATGCCCTCTTGGATAGCCCTTTTTGCACATTCTGGGTCGCTGGGGTTTGCTCTAGCGGCCAAGCTCGAAGGCATAGCGTCCATTAGGTTTCTAATTGCTCCTAACCACTTGCCGAACACTTCTCGCACCTCGTCCATTCTCACTAGCACTCTGGTTACTTCCTCGAATCGGGCGTGTTCCATTTCGGCTTCTGCGACTCGCTTTTTTGCTTCGCCCCATCCTTGAACTGCCGACCGCATAGCTATTGGGTTTTTGTTTGTGGCCGCTGTAGCGACCAACGAGTAAGCAACTACCTCGGCTTGCTTCGCTCGATTCAATCTGCCAAGCGAGCTTGTCGATTTGTATGACTCGGCATCCAATCCCTTCGATGGCTCGGAGGAGGTCGGGGATGGTGCTTGGATTAGAAGTTGCTTTCTGCCTATTCGCTTTTGGTTTGCGATCTTCCAGCTTTGAGCCTCTGCCTCGCTGGTTAGGGGCATACCCGCCTTTACTAGCTTGTTTATCGCCGCCCCAGATATTCCCCATAGTTTCGCTAGTTCTGATTG